ATTAATGTTGATAAGTGGGATCGATATTATACTAACGAAATAGTTTCACACAACTGTACGTTCCTCGGTTCAGCAGGAACCCTCATTTCAGCTGGTGCTTTAGGAAATCTAGTTTTTGGTCGACCTCTACGTTCTATCATGGAAGGTCTAGATGTTTATGATGAGCCAGAGCCAAACCACTTTTATATCTCTACTGTCGACACTGCTCGAGGAGTCGGTCTAGACTATTCAGCATTTGTGATAGTTGACGTTACTGCCCAACCATTTAAAGTTGTGGCTAAATATAGAAGTAATGTAGTTTCTCCGCTCTTGTTCCCAAATATCATTGTACAAGCTGCAAGATACTACCACGATGCATATTTGCTAATTGAGAATAACGATATTGGTTCTCAAATTGCTATGGTCGTGCATAATGAATTAGAATACGAAAATATGTTCCACGGCGAAGAAAGTGGAAACGTAAAGTATAGAATGAATGGTCGTTTTAATCTTTCTCAGTTCGGAAAGACGAAACAGTTAGGCGTTAAGACGACTAAAAAGGTTAAACGTCAGGGATGTAATACCCTTAAAGATTTGATTGAGAATCAAAGACTTTTAATCCCTGATTTTAATATCATCGAGGAACTTTCTACCTTTGTTCTACTCCCGAGTGGGTATTATGGAGCCGAGGAAGGATCTCACGACGACTTAGCAATGTGTCTAGTTCTATTCTCTTGGTTGACAACTCAGCCTTATTTTAGAGATATGACTAACTTTGACATCCGAAAGAAGCTTTATGACGAGAAGATGCAACAAATGGAGGACGAATTACCTCCAATCCCTTTAATGAGTTCTGGCTTTGAGACCGATAACGGTCAAAAATACTTTAAAGATGGGGGCTTAATGTGGGAAAACATTGGAGAATCAAACTCCGACTTTAACTCTTATGCCAACGATTTCTTTAAGTATAATTAATGAAACAGGGCTTTTTATAAATATAAAAGAATATTACCTCCGCCTATAGTTAGGAGAAAACCATGGCATTTCAAGTATCACCAGGCATTAACGTCTCAGAAATTGACTTAACAGCTGGCATTCCCGCAGTATCTACATCAACTGGCGCTATTGCTGGCGAATTTAGATGGGGACCAGTCGAACTTTTGACCCCAGTTTCAAGCGAAGCTCAATTAGCTTCAAGGTTTTACACACCAAATGATAGCACAGCTGCTTTATATTTGACTGCTGCTAGCTTCCTTTCTTACTCAAGTGATCTCCTAGTTGTTCGTTCAACCGGAACAGGTCTACTAAATGCTGTTGCTAATGCAAATAATTCATTACAGGCAACTGGAACGTTAGTTAAGAATGAAGAAACGTATTTTATAAATGAGTATACTGGAACAGCAAATGCTAATGTTGCATTCTCTGCTCGCTATGCAGGTTCTTTAGGTAATTCTCTAAAGATTTCTATCTGCCCATCACCTAACGCTTTTGTCGGCAATACTGCAACAGGCGCATCATATTCTCCTTGGGTATATGCAACTAACTTCTCTTCTGCTCCAAGCACATCACCGTATGTTGCTGCTCGTGGCGGTTCTGGCGACGAAATGCACATTATTGTTATCGACGAAGATGGGTTGATTAGTGGTGCGCCAGGAACTGTTCTAGAAAAGTTCCCATTTGTTTCAAAAGCTTCTGACGCTAGAACAGATGATGGCTCAAGTAATTACTACAAAGAAGTTCTTTGGAAAAACTCTAAGTATGTTTACTGGATGAACCATCCAACCAATAATGATGCGGTCGCAACAAATACTTCAAATTGGGGCGCTACTGCTAATGCTACAATATTTGGTGGAGCTTCTGTTGGCGCAAATAGCAACAACTACACAGTATCGTTTACAGCTGGTGCTGATGGTACCGTCTCAAGCGGCAACACAGTTAACGCATATAGCTTATTCTCTAACCCAGAGTATGTTGATGTTTCTCTAATCATGCAGGGAACTGCTGATGTTAACACTGCCACAGCACTAATTTCAGCTGCTGAATCAAGAAAAGACTGCGTTGTCCTACTATCGCCGCCGTTAGATAAGGCTGATACATTAAGCAATATCACTAACTATAGAAATACAACTCTAAATGCTAGCTCTTCATATGCAATTATGGACTCTGGTTGGAAGTATATGTATGATAAGTACAACGACAAGTATCGTTGGGTTCCTCTAAATGGTGACATTGCTGGTCTATGCGCTCGCACTGATAGCCAAAGAGATCCATGGTTCTCTCCTGCAGGTTATCAACGTGGTGTAATTAAGAACGTTGTCAAGTTGAAGTTTAACCCAAGCAAGACAGATCGCGACACCCTATATAAGGCTGGTATCAATCCAGTTGTTGCGTTCCCAGGCGAAGGTACTGTACTATTCGGTGACAAGACCTTGCTATCAAGAACTTCTGCTTTCGATCGTATTAATGTACGTCGCTTGTTTATTGTTCTTGAGAAGGCAATTTCTCGTGCTGCTAAGGCAAGCCTCTTCGAGTTCAATGATGAGTTTACAAGAGCTCAGTTTGTAAGTTTGGTTGAGCCATTCCTAAGAACTGTACAGGGTCGTCGTGGAATCTATGATTTCCGCGTAGTTTGCGACACAACAAACAACACTCCTGACTTAATTGATCGCAATGAGTTTGTCGGTGATATTTACATTAAGCCAGCAAGAAGCATCAACTATATCCAGTTGAACTTTGTTGCTGTAAGAACGGGTGTTTCGTTTGATGAAGTTGTTGGTAAGTTCTAATAAATACCTTTAAGAACTCTAGGAGAGTCAAATGGCTTTTAATGTAAATCAATTTAGACAACAACTTGTTGGTGACGGTGCACGTCCTAATCTGTTTGAAGTTCGTATGAACGTTCCAGGTTACGCAAAGACAAATGGAGTAGATCGTAAGATCTCCTTCATGTGTAACTCTGCACAGCTACCTGGATCAACAGTAGGAATTGCACCAACATACTACTTCGGTCGTGAAGTAAAGGTTGCTGGCAATAGACAATATCCAGACTGGACAATCAACGTAATTAACGACGAAGATTTTACAGTACGCAACTCAATGGAGCGTTGGATTAATGGTCTATCAGATCCTGTTGCTAACATTCGTGCTGCTTCAGCAGGAACTGTTGACAATGGATATGGCGCTGACGCAACCGTAATTCAATACGGCAAGAAAGGAAATGTTCTAAAGACTTATAAGTTTGTTGGAATGTTCCCAGTAGATGTATCGCCGATCGAAGTTAACTGGAGTGCAAACGATCAGATTGAAGAATTCTCAATCACCTTTGCATATCAGTACTGGACATCAGCAGAGAACAACGGCACAGCTGGTAATGTGCTAGCTGCTCTCGGCGAAGTTCTTGGCGATTAATTGAATTGTTGGGGGGAGCTATTTTGTTCCCCCCATTTTTGATATGAGGAAACCATGGCACTAAAATTTTTCGGCTTTGAACTAGTCCGCAATTCACAAAAGTCTGATGAGCAAGAGCAGCTTCCATCAGTCGTCACTCCACAAACTGAAGATGGCTCCATCAATATTCAGTCTGGTTCCCACTATGGCATTTATGTCGATCTTGATGGCACCTATCGTTCAGAAGTAGACCTAATTACCAAATATAGAACAATGGCAATGCAACCTGAAATTGAAACTGCTATTGAAGACATCATTAATGAATCAATTGTCCATGATACTCGTGGTGAAACAGTCAAGATTGTTCTAGATGAATTACAACAACCAGATAAAATCAAGAAAATGATTCGCGATGAGTTCAAGGAAATCATGAGACTCCTTGACTTTGGAAACTTTGGTGCAGATATTTTCCGTCGTTGGTATGTTGATGGTAGACTATATTATAATATAGTTATCGACCCAGACAATCCAAGAGCTGGTATTATGCAGCTCATCTATGTCGATCCAAGACGTATTCGTAAGATTCGCCATATCAAGAAGAAAAAAGAAAATGGTATGGAGATGGTAGACAAGATTGAGACGTTCTATCTTTACAACGAAAAGGTTGTAAACAATAACGTACAGTCACCACAAATTCTAGGCAGCTATGCTGGTGGAACTAAATTAACAGATGACTCTGTTGTTTATATTTCATCGGGTCTATTTGACCCAGCCAAGTCTACAGTTCTTTCTTACATTCATAAAGCAATTCGCCCAATGAATCAATTGAGATTCGTTGAAGACGCTACTGTAATCTATCGTGTTTCACGCGCACCAGAACGTCGTGTGTTCTATGTTGACGTTGGTAATATGCCTCGTCAGAAAGCAGAGCAGTATCTTCGCGATACAATGACAAAGTTTAGAAATAAACTCACATACGATTCTGTTACTGGTGAAATTCGTGATGACCGTCGTCAACTTTCTATGCTTGAAGATTTCTGGATGCCTCGCCGTGGTGAAGGTAAGTCTACTGAAATTACTACGCTTCCTGCTGGACAAAATCTTGGTCAGATGGATGATGTAAAATACTTTGAGCAAAAGCTTTACAAGGCATTAAATGTGCCTGTGTCAAGACTCGAGCAACAGCAGGGATTCAGCCTTGGTCGTTCAAATGAAATTACAAGAGATGAATTAAAATTTGACAAGTTCATCGATAAGTTGCGTGCGCGTTTTTCTGTTATGTTTGATGAGCTAATGTCTCGTCAACTAGCACTAAAGGGTATTTGCACTCTTGATGAGTGGCAGCAATTTAAGCAATACATTCATTATGACTTCATCAAAGACAATAACTTTGTTGAGTTGAAGGAAGCTGAACTAATCCAAAATAGAGTTAACACTCTAAGTGTCATTCAACCATATATTGGACAGTACTTCTCCAAGCAGTGGGTACTACAAAATGTTCTTCAATTGAATGAAGAAGAAGTTCAGGTTATGCAAGAACAAATAGAAAAAGAAGCAGAAGAAGAGGCTGAGAAGCAAGCTGAGATGCAACAGCAGCAAGGTGATCAGCCTCAAGAAGATAATCCTGATGATACATCAGCAAATACACCATCATCTGGTGGACCTAAACAACCAGATGATATAAATAAAAAAGTTGCCCAACTTATTAAAGGTACTCAATAATGAACAGATTTACTGACTTAGCACTAGACAAAAATGCTCTCGATTTCCAGGATCTTTTCCAGGAAGTTCTTTCCCAAAAAGTTTCTGATGCACTAGATGCTAAGAAAGTAGAAATTGCTGTGACAATGTTTGAAGATCCAGCAATTGCCGAAGAAAAAATTGAGATGACTCGCGGCGGTCGCGCAACTGGCAATGCTATTGCTGACATCGTTGCTAAAAATAATGCTCGCCTTGCCAAGAAGAAGGCAGATAGAGCAAAGCATCTAAGAAAGAAAGAAAAGTATGACGGTGGCGTTAAGGAAGAAGTCGAGCTTGATGAAAGTCGTGGAGCTGAGAAACTTGGCGATATGCTAGACTCAGACGCAGACCACGAAACTAAGTTGAAGCGTATTGCTATTGCGCCAACTGCTCATCTAAAATATCTACACAAATATAACATGGGTCAGTCAGGTGGCGGCGACCATCCTATGGTTAAGCACATTAGTGCTGAACTAAAAAATCGTAAGATGAAGAACGAAGAAGTCGAGCTTGATGAAGATGCACTAAAGGCAAGAGAGCAATGGATGAAGGCAAGGGGTGTATCAACTGGAAACCCTAAAGCAGACAGAGCCAGAAAAGTTAAAAGACTAATGAAATCCTTTCCTATGAAGAAAGAAGAAGTCGAGCTTGATGAAGGTATGATAGACCATATTGCTAAGATTCATGTTCATGGATCTAATGTAACTCTTCATATGGATAATGGTAAGAAGTCGACACAAAGACATCCTTCTCCAGAAGCAGCATTAAAAGATGGTAGAGCATATCATAAAGCTACAGGTCGTGAAGCCAAGTTGGTCATAGCCAAATAAATGAAATCTTTTAAGGAAATCAGAGGAACGCTGCTCGAGGCTGAGTATGTCAAGCTGCCAGACCCTCCACCTGTTGTTGTCTTACGACGCATAGGAATTCGCATGTTTCCAACAGGCGAAAGAATTGCATTGTATCGCAACAGCAAGCTCAATCTTGATGTTAGCGTTCCTTATTTTCCCGGAAAGGTTGGTAATATAAAAGTTCCACTTGCTGTTATGAAAGAGGAAATTGAATTACCTCTTGACACCATCAATGAAACTATTATGAAAAGGTTATTAAAGATTGTTCGTAGTGGACAACCTGATAATGTTGAATTTGGAAATGGTACAACTGCGCAAGTGCAGCCAGCTGTGGCAGCAAGATTAGTTAATTTGACAAAGCAATTACATTTTACAAACAGGGTTATGTTTACAAGATATGTGAGCGGTAATCCACAAGATTTTAAAACAGCTGTTGATTTTACAACAGCTAATCAATAAAGGGTATAGAAAATGGCTGTAAATTCACCAGAAGTAGTTACTGTATTTGATACTGCATTTCAAACAGCAATTAAAGTCACAGGATATTATGATGCTGCAGTCACTACTACGAATGCACTTCTTCTAAATCCTAAAACTCTTGCTTTCGCAAACACTCAACAAACATGCTTAGTTGCTTTGGCTGGAGCTGAGTTTGCGGTAAGTGCTAATGGATATATTCAGTTAGCTTGGGAAGGAGCTTCTGCTAATACTCCAATCTATACAATTGGTAGAACACAAGCAGGTACATTAAGCGCCGCTGTGTTTAATACTGCAGCTAGTCCAACCGGAAATCTTGTATTGAGACAGATGGGGTTAGTTCCTCTAGATTCTTATTCAATGGTACTAACTTTCACCAAGGTTGCAGGTTTTGCTAATGGTATGAGTGCATATTCTGCTGCTGGTGGCGCTGCAGGCTAATGAAAACATTTAAGGCTTTTCTTTCTGAGAATACTAAAGCGCCAAAGAAAGTTGGCGCTAGAGTTATGCGCATTGCGCGTCGTATTCGCAGAAATCCTAAAGGGCAAATTGTTGTTCAAAGAAATAAAAGGGTTCGTAACAAAAAAATTAAAGGTTACAAACTAGTTGGTACACAATTAAGAAGAATGACTGCTCAAGAAATTAGAGCAAGATCAAAGAAGAATCCTAATCGTAGAATGGGATTTCGTAGAGCAAAAACAAAGTCTGCGCAAAGACTTAGAAGATGGAAACAAAGTAATGCGCGCAGAGAGGGATGGGGTTAAAGGATAACTATAATGAAGCTAATTACAGAAACATTAGACGAAGTAAAATATCTTACCGAAGAAAGTAATGGTGTAAAGAGCCTTTACATTCAAGGTCCATTCCTTGTTGCTGAGGCAAAAAATCGCAACGGAAGAATTTATGAAACTCATATTATGAAGCGTGAAGTTGGTCGCTATACTGAAGAGTATGTTGACAAAAACCGCGCATTTGGTGAATTAGGACATCCAGACGGTCCATCTATTAACCTAGATAGAGTGTCACATTTAATTACAAACCTTACACAAGAAGGAAATATCTGGATTGGTAAGGCAAAAATTTTAGAAACGCCAATGGGTAAGATTGCCAAGAGCCTTATTGAAGGTGGTGGTTCTGTTGGAGTTTCATCAAGAGGCATGGGCTCTCTTGTAAATAAGAATGGTGTTAATTACGTTCAACCAGATTTTTATCTAGCCACAGCGGCAGATATTGTGGCTGATCCTTCGGCTCCAGGTGCTTTTGTTAATGGTATTATGGAAAACAAAGAGTGGGTATGGGATAATGGTTTAATCAAAGAAGCAGAAATTGCTTCAATGAAAGAAGTTATTGTTCGTGCAAAACAAAAGCAGTTGGAAGAAATTAAGCTACGTCAATTTGAGAGCTTTCTCTCAAAACTTTAATTTTATAAATAAGATACAATCATAGGAGTTTACTCATGACAGTTCGCACACTAGCAGAAGCTGCCGCTGAAGTTCTAGCAAGATCAAAGAGCTCATCGCCAGCAGAACCAATGAAGAATTTACCAGGCGCAAATTTTGTCGACCTTGGTGGATCAACATTAAAGGATCCAAATGGTAATCCGGATATTGGCGCAAAAGCTGCCGCATTAGTCAGTAAGGCTGCTGCTCCAGGCAAGCCAGCACCAGTCGGTCAGGAAGGCATGAAGAAGCTTTCTCCACAGCCACAAAATTCTGTTAAGGCACTAGCTAACCCAGAAGATATTCAAGGCAATTCAGAACGCCCATTAATGTCCCCAAACATTCATGGCAGAGCAATTGCTGAAGAAGAATATGTTGATGAAGAAGATGTTCTTGCTGAAGATGATTCAGATGACGTTGAAGATGTAGAAGACTTTTCTGATGAAGATGATTCAGAAGAGCAAGAAGAGCTTTCAGAAGAAGAACTTGCTGAAATCCGCGAGGCTAAGTATGCTCTTGTAAGAGAGAAGATGAGCCAAATGGGCGTTCAGGAAGATATCAATGCTCTCTTCAACGGCGAAGAACTATCAGAAGAGTTCCGCACAAAGGCTACAACAATCTTCGAAGGTGCAGTTATTGCTCGCGCTGTAACAGTTGTTGAAGAACTAGAAAAAGACATTCTAGAAGCTGCTGAGCAATCAGTAGAAGTAATCAAGCAAGAGCTAGAAGAGCAGGTTGATTCCTACCTCAACTATATGGTTGAGCAGTGGGTACAAGACAACGAAGTTGCAATCAGCTCGGGTCTAAAGAATGAAATTACAGAAGAATTCATTGAAGGTCTAAAGAATCTATTTGCTGAACATAATATTAATGTTCCAGAAGAACAAGTAGATGTAATGGAAGAAATGGCTGCAGAAATTGATGCCCTAAACGACAAGCTAAATGAAGCCATCAATGACAACATTGAGCTTGCCCAGGCAGTTACAGAAGCAGCTAAGTCTGAAATCGTATCATCAGTTTGTGAGGGTCTCACCGCCACTCAATCTGAAAAAGTAAAGACACTCGCAGAGGGTGTAGAGTTCACCACAGAGGGTGAATATGCTGAGAAGGTCAAGATTATTCGTGAGAGCTATTTCACAAATAATTCATCTGACCAGTCAAAGGTGAAACAGGCTTCGAATCAAGTCGCGTTAACAGAAAGTGTTGAGCCTGTTCAAGTTACAGAATCTAATTCTGTAATGGATCGTTATGTTCGCGCAATCTCTAGAACTCTACCAAACTAATTTTTTAGGAGAATTAAATGTATCTTTCAGAAGCAATTCAAAATAAGTGGGCGCCAGTCCTAGATCACCCAGATCTAGGTCCGATCACTGACCCATATAGACGCTCAGTAACTGCAGTTGTGCTCGAGAACCAAGAGCGCGCACTTCGTGAAGAATCTGGTATTTTAAACGAAACATCAGTATTTACTG